CTTTGGCTTTGTTGGAATAGAGAAAGAAGCAGAGTATTTTGAAATCGCGAAAAAACGCATAGGAGCTGTATGCCCGTAATTGCCTGCATCCAATGCAATAAAGAAGTCGAGCGCAAGCCCTCGGATATCAAACGAGGTGGCGGCAAGTACTGCAGCAAAGCGTGTCATATCGAGGCGCAAAGAGAGTTGAAAAAACAGAAAGAAGAGAAGAAGAATGCGACTAGGAATTGAAGCCATCCAAGGCCATGAAAGCGGTGACAGGTACGAGGAATTTCTCGAGCATCTGAAAGATCCTAGGCTCTTACTATATAACAAGATTCGCACCGATATCATGTATCATGCCCTAGACTTTATGCGCATGAAGGGTTTTGTCCATCCGCCTGTCTATATGTTTTCCACTCTCACCGATCCTTTGAATCATGAAACTCACCCTGCTCGCTTTGATTACTACGGCAAAGAATATTCTTTAAACCAGTCGTTGATCTTTCACAAGATGGCCTTGGTCAGTATTTCGCCTATCAAGAGAGCCTTTTGGTTTTCGCCTAACATACGCTTGGAAGCCAGTGACGACGGGCAGAAGTATGCGACCGAGTTTACGCAGTTGGATTTTGAGGTTAGTAAATGGGACCATATGGATGCGTGTCATTTTGTCCATTCTTTACTCGATTATATTCTTGAAGAGATGAGCCTTAAAGGGGCTTTTCAAATTGAAGTCCTCCAGAATCTGAAACGTGAAGCCTATGACTGTCGTAACCATCTAGGTGAATATCAAAACTTCGATTTTGAAGTGAACGGCATCGAGATCTGCTCAGGCGCTAAGCGTGAGTACGAGTATGAACGCCTCAAAGCGCGTATGGAAGAGCTTAACTACCCACTCGCCTACTTCGAACCCGTGCTGCGTATGGCGAAAGATGGCCTCTTAAAACCCTCTGCGGGAGCAGGGATAGGTATAGAGAGACTTACCAAAGCCATGATGGGTCTTGATGATATTGCAAAGATTTATCCTTTTACAAGACGGCCTAAAGAAAACTTGGTGATGTGATGCCAAGGCCTAAGCGATCCCCTGAGCCTAAAGTCCTTAAGATCTGTCCTATATGTCAAAAGGAATTCGTGGCCTACGCTTGTTATTTAAGAACCGGACGCGGAAAAACTTGCTCTTTTGCATGCGCTTGTAAAAATCGTTCTAAAAAGAAAAAATGATTTTCAAACCCCATAGTCCCAAGCAAGATCAAGCGATATTCTCTGATAAGAAAATACTCGCCTACCTCACTGGGATTCAGGTTGGAAAGACCACAGTCGGCGCACTGCGCACCAAGATCAAGATGCATACCTATACTGCCGAGGAGGATAATTTTCTCGTCGCAGCACCGACCTATAAGATACTGCAGCAGTCGACGCTTCCTTCGTTTTTAAAATTCATGAACGGCTTCGGTGAGTACTCAAAAAGTGATGCCGTGTTTAAGATGTACGGGGGCGGATCGTGTTATATGCGAACTGCGACCGAGCCTGATTCTATCGTCGGTATCACCAACGTTCGTCATATTTGGGTCGACGAGGCCGGTAAAGTTTCACTCTACTTCTTTGAAAACGTCATGGCCCGATCGGCGTTTCGTAACTGCCAGATCGATCTTACAAGTTCTCCCTATACTTTGAATTGGCTCTATAAGCAGATCGTCCTACCCAAGATGAAGGACAAAAAGGCTCTGCCCGATGTCGAGTTGATACAGGCTGCCTCGTGGGAAAACCCCTACATGCCGCAAGCGACGATAGAGCATGCACGCCAGACTATGGATGCGCGTCGCTTCAATGCTCTCTTCGGTGGCGCTTGGGAAAGGATGCAAGGCCTTGTCTACGATTGTTTCGACGATAGAGAAAATATATGCGAGCCATTCGTTTTTCCTAAGGATGCGCAATTCTTTGCCGGCATCGACTGGGGTTATACCGACCCTTTCGTTTTGGTCGTACATGCAATCCTTCCCAATGGTCTGCGCTTTCAGTGCGACGAGGTTTATAAAGCGGGTCTTTTGCTGCCTGATATAGCAGCATTGTGCAAAAAGCGTATGGAAAAGTGGGGTATCAAACGTTTCTATGCCGATCCATCACAGCCGGGATCGATCGAGTATCTTTGCCGTCAAGGCTGTCCGACGATAGCAGCGGATAATGATATAAGAGTTGGCATCGACAACGTCTATGAGCAACTTAAAACGCGAAAGTTCAAGTTCATCCGTGGTTCGAGCCCACATACTCTCGATGAAATCGAGGCTTATCACTACCCTGAGCCTAAAGATTTAAAGCCCGATCAAGACTCAAAAGAGATGGACCCTGTGGGCCAGAACGACCATGCGTGTGACGCTCTAAGATACTTGTGCAGGATGACGACACACAGTAATATAAAGTTGGTGCCACATGCACCCAGCCCGCGTAAGGCTAAGACAGAAGCGGATAGAATCAAAGTCCTTATGCGCGAAAAGCCTACTTTGACTTAAGCATACCTTATCGATTTATCGAGTCCTTTGAACACTTTTTCGAGAAAAAGAAAAAGACATGCCTCTCTATCCGTATTTTTGCCGATCATGTGGAGCTGATATCGACGTCGCAAAACGTGTTGCGGCAATCGACGAAGCTGAAGAATGCCCAAGCTGTGGCGAAACGATGCAACGCTATATAGGCGGATGCAATCTTATGCGAGTGAATGATTGGGTTGAAAGCTTTAACCCAGCGTTCGGTTGCGTCGTTAAAAGCAAACGCCATCAGAGGGAAATACTGGCAAAGTTTAAGGCCGAAGGTAAGGAATTTGAGGAAGTAGGCAACGAGCCTTTGGAAAACGTCCATAATCATTTTGATAAAATACGAGAAACTCGTTGGAAAGAAAGCTGGTCCGAGCCTGTCGAAAAAATTAAGCAGGAGATTCTTTCATGATGCTGATGGAGCATGAACCGATTCCAAAGGGTTCGGATGAGGACGATAAGGCTATTTATCAGCCTACGGATGAAGAGAGAAAACTCGTTAGAAAATGCGAAGCTCTGCTGGCTAAGGCAAAGAAAGTAAAATCCAAGTACGATTTCGGCTGGGTCGACTATTACAAGATGTTTCGTGGGCGGCAATGGAAGGAAGCACGACCAAGTTATAGAGCCTCAGAGGTTATAAACCTCGTTTGGCAAACGCAACAGGCGCAAGTCCCTATCATCATGGACTCTAAGCCTAAGTTTGAGTTTCTTCCACAAGAGCCCGGTGACCGTGAGTTTGCCGATCTTATGAACGACGTCTGTGCTGCAGACTGGGCAAGCAATAACTGGCTCTTTACCTTAACTGAGGTCGTCTATGATGCGCAGAATTTTGGCACCGGTCTTTCGTGCCTAAAATACGATCCGAAAAAAGACAAGCTCGTCTATCATTCGGTAGATCCTTTTTATATGTTTCCCGACCCGAGTGCTGAAAACTTTCACACCAAATGCGGATACACATTCTACGTCGAGCCTTGGGACGTCGAGAAAGTTAAGAAGCTTTTTCCCGACAAGGCCGAATACATTAAAAGCGACGTGGTAAATTTCTCATCGCAAAAACGCATCGATCTTACCAATGTTCGTTATTCAAGCCCAAGTTCCGATCAACTCTATGTCGATGTTACCGGAGGCTACGATACTCATCAAATTCCTGAGGTCTTACTTAAAGTTTGCTACATGGAAGACGATGAGGTTTTAGAGGAAGAAATCGAGGATGAAGCCGGCAATAAGAAGCTGCAGAAACGGCTCAAATATCCCAACGGTCGTCGTGTCATCTACTGCAACGACGTCGTTCTAGACGACGGAGATAATGAATACGAGGACGATCAGAAATACCCTTATCAAAGATACATAAACTACATCAATCCAAGATGTTTCTGGGGTATCTCTGAGCTCGAACCTTTGGAATCCCCGCAACGCGCTTTCAATAAACTCGTCAGCTATGCCTTGGATATCATGTATCTTATGGGCAATCCAGTTTGGATTGTCGATTTCACATCGGGCATTTCTACAGAAAACCTCACGAATCAACCTGGGCTTGTCGTTGAGAAGGAACCGGGATCGGAAGTCAGACGCGAATCGGGCGTTCAGCTCCAGCCTTACGTTCTTACGATGATAGATAAGCTTAAAGAGTGGTTCGAGCAAATATCGGGCTCTCAGGACGTAAGCCGAGGACTGGCACCGGGCTCAGTGACAGCAGCGTCGGCAATTGCCGATCTACAGAACGCAGCTCAGACCCGTATGCGTCTTAAGATGAAAAACCTCGACGCTTATCTCCAAGACTTCGGTCAACAGTACGCTTCACGTGTCATGCAGTTTTACACAGCTCCCAAGGTCTTTCGCCTCACCGGTAAAGACGGCACCGAAAAATACTTTAAGATGCACATTCAATCGAACGAGGATGGGACTCGTACCGCTTTCGTTCAACGCTTTACCGATAACGCCCTCTTGAATCCGACTCCCGAAACATATCAACTCCGTGGTAAATTAGATGTACGGGTCGTTACCGGTTCTTCACTACCGTTTTCTAAGGTTGAAAATGAACAAAGAGCTTATGCCTTGTTCGACCGTGGAATCATAGACGGTGAGGAAGTATTAAAATCTCTCGACTACCCGAACTGGGAAGCCATACAGCAGAGGATAGAAGCGAAAGCGCAGGCCATGCAGCAAGCTAAAATGGCTCAAGAGCAAGCCGGCGCTGCCCCTGCTGCGTAAAAATTCTTCTCCCTTCATACCTTTGATTTATCCATTTTTTTTACATTTCTAACCAACAATTAGGGATATCGCTATGGCTATGGATAACATGCCAGAACAGGCTCAAGGTGAAGGTCAAAGTCAAGGCCCCCAAGGCGGAGGAGATGTCCTCGTCAACATGATCACTCAGACCGATCGTGCATTAAGCGGTCTTGCGCAAGTCTTAGGAAAAGCAAGCCCTGAGGCCGGACAAGCCCTAGGTCAACTTGCCGATCAATTTCGTCAAGTGATCACTGCGGTGATGAACCAAGGTCAATCGCAACAGCAAGCACCTCAGATGGCATCGCCCGAAACTCAAGGTAAAGATGCGAGGCCTGCATACTGATGATTGAGAATCATGAAAACTCACAAGAGCATGATGTCGACGCCATCATAGCGAATGCTTACGGCACTGCTAATCCTTCGTCGGAATCTGCAGTCAGTCGTCAAGAGCCGTCGCAAGCGCAAGAGCCGCAACACAAAGAGTATGAGTTCAACTCACTTGGCCAAGTTATAAAAGTAAAAGATAACGATCCTAGGCTTCAGCAATGGCTGTCCGCTGGGCATGGCTATTCGCAACAGATGAATTCTTTTCGTCAGGAACGTGAAAGCTGGGAAAAACAGCGTCAGGACTGGGAAAAAAACTGGAGCGTCTATCGAGAAATCGATGAGTACGCTCAGAAAAACTCCGACTGGTGGAATCACGTAAGCCAGAGCTATCAGCAAAAACAACAAAACCCATTAGATATTCCCGATCATGTAAAGCAATACCTTGATCCTATTATCAAGGATTACTCGCAAGTTAAAACATTTATCAACGACTACCAAAGAAGAGAGATTGAAGCGCAAAATGCCAAGGCCGATCAAGAACTTCAAACTGCCATTAAGTCCATTCAGGAGAAATACCCGAATCTAGACTTCAATGCACAAGATGAGTCTGGCCAGTCTTTGGAGCGACGCGTTGTCGATCATGCTGTGAAAAACGGCTTTCCGACATTCCGTGCCGCTTTCTTGGACTATTACCACGACCATCTTGAGAAGCTTGCAGAGGCTAGAGGCAAAGAGAGCATCATGAGCGATATGAAGAAACGGCAAAAACTCGGATTACTTGACGAGTCTCAAGCCCCGAGTCCGTCTCTTTCATCGCTTAACCTTTCAGGCGCTAAGTCTTCGAAGAGTTGGAATGATCCATCTCTTTCAGGCTCGAATATTTTAAAAGAATTCAAATTTTAAAAGGAGGGCTCAATGCCTTTAACCTACGATCAGATCACTGCGGTGACAAAACGCAAATACCTGCCAAAGCTAGTCGATAATATTTTCGACAGCGATCCACTTCTTAAACGTGCCAAAGACAAAGGTTGGTATCAATCCGTCGACGGTGGGACATCGATCTTTCAACCTGCGATGTACGCCCAGACGACTGCTGCCGGATCTTACGCACCGACGGCAACCCTTGATACGACTGACAATGATCAGTTCACTGCTTTTGAATACGCTAAACTTTCTTGGCGCTTCGCTGCGTAAGTAGCGAATGATAACTGGGCAAAATCGGTGAACCCTGAGATGGGAATACCGAGGTAAGGAAGAAAGAAAGATTCTTCCCACCGTAACGCGTAGGGGCTGAGTGATGAAAGCGATAATGCCCCCAAGAGTGTCCGGCAACCCCAGAAATGCGGTTGAAAATGTACGCTGACCTTACACGAAAATCGAGAAGTGTAAGAACTTAGGGATAAAAAGCCTTAAGGATAACAAGGTGTGGAAGTTTTACTATGCAAACATCACCATCTCTGGTGCTGACAAGTACAAGAACATGGGTGATAGCCAGGTGCTTGACTTCGTAAAGCAAAAGACGATGGCTGCTGAGATGACGTTAAAAGATAAGATCGGAGACGGTATCTACTCAGCAGGTACTGTTGCCAATGACATCGGTGGCCTACGCCTTCTTGTCGATAACGCGAATACGGTCGGTGGTATCGATCAAGGCACCTATTCTTGGGCCCAGGCGCAAGAAGATTCGACCACGACGACCCTTTCATTGTCGGCTCTACAGACGATGTACAACTCATTGTCGATCAACGGCAAAACACCTTCAGTCATCACAGCAACTCGTGCCAACTACAACCGTCTGTGGGTTTTACTCCAGCCGCAGCAACGATTTGTTGACAGCGAGTCGGCAAAAGCAGGCTATCAGTCGCTGATGTTCAACGGTACTCCTTTTATCGTTTCATCAAAATGTCCTGCAAGTCACATCTTCATGCTCAACG